GCTCTACTGGTACTACTGGATTTGTGGGATCAATTGGATTTGTTGGATCAACGGGATATACCGGCAGCATCGGCTACACAGGTAGTATTGGCTACACAGGATCAGTGGGCTCTACTGGTACTACTGGATTTGTGGGATCAATTGGATTTGTTGGATCAACGGGATATACCGGCAGCATCGGCTACACAGGTAGTATTGGCTACACAGGATCAGTGGGCTCTACTGGTACTACTGGCTTTGTTGGTAGTATTGGATACACAGGCAGTATTGGCTACACAGGTAGTATCGGCTACACAGGTAGTATTGGATATACCGGCTCAGTGGGTTCTACAGGTACTACTGGCTTTGTTGGCAGTATTGGATATAGCGGTAGCATCGGCTACACAGGTAGTATTGGCTACACAGGATCAGTGGGCTCTACTGGTACTACTGGCTTTGTGGGATCAATTGGATATAGCGGTAGCATCGGCTACACAGGTAGTATTGGATATATCGGCTCAGTGGGCTCTACTGGTACTACTGGCTTTGTTGGTAGTATTGGCTTTGTTGGATCAACGGGATACACAGGTAGTATTGGCTACACCGGATCCGTTGGCTACACAGGATCAGTGGGTTCTACAGGTACTACTGGATTTGTGGGATCAATTGGATTTGTGGGATCAATTGGATTTGTTGGATCAACGGGATACACAGGTAGTATTGGCTACACAGGTAGTATTGGATATACCGGCTCAGTGGGTTCTACAGGTACTACTGGCTTTGTTGGCAGTATTGGATATAGTGGTAGTATTGGCTACACAGGTAGTATTGGATATACCGGCTCAGTGGGTTCTACAGGTACTACTGGCTTTGTTGGCAGTATTGGATATAGTGGTAGTATTGGATATACAGGCTCAATTGGATATACTGGATCAGTGGGTTCTACAGGTACTACTGGCTTTGTTGGCAGTATTGGATATAGCGGTAGCATCGGCTACACAGGTAGTATTGGCTACACAGGATCAGTGGGCTCTACTGGTACTACTGGCTTTGTGGGATCAATTGGATATAGCGGTAGCATCGGCTACACAGGTAGTATTGGATATATCGGCTCAGTGGGTTCTACAGGTACCACTGGTTTTGTTGGTAGTATTGGCTTTGTTGGATCAACGGGATACACAGGTAGCATTGGCTACACAGGATCAGTGGGTTCTACTGGTACCACTGGTTTTGTTGGTAGTACTGGTTATGCCGGTTCAACTGGATATACTGGTAGTATTGGATATACGGGTAGTATTGGATATACCGGCTCAGTGGGTTCTACTGGTACTACTGGCTTTGTTGGCAGTATTGGTTATGCCGGTTCAACTGGATATACAGGTAGTATTGGCTACACAGGTAGTATTGGATATACCGGCTCAGTGGGTTCTACAGGTACTACTGGCTTTGTTGGCAGTATTGGTTATGCCGGTTCAACTGGATATACAGGTAGTATTGGATATACCGGCTCAGTGGGTTCTACAGGTACTACTGGCTTTGTTGGCAGTATTGGTTATGCCGGTTCAACTGGATATACAGGTAGTATTGGCTACACAGGTAGTATTGGATATACCGGCTCAGTGGGTTCTACAGGTACTACTGGCTTTGTTGGTAGTATTGGATACACAGGCAGTATTGGATATACGGGTAGTATTGGATATACCGGCTCAGTGGGTTCTACTGGTACTACTGGATTTGTTGGCAGTATTGGATATACGGGTAGTATTGGATATACCGGCTCAGTGGGTTCTACTGGTACTACTGGCTTTGTTGGTTCAGTGGGTTCTACTGGTACTATTGGATATACAGGCAGCGGATCTGGTGTAACTGCTATCACTGCTGGCACTGACACCGTTGTGTCCACTGCCACAGGTGCTGTGACCATTTGGGATATCAGCACATTACAGTCTGTCACTAATAGAGGAAACTCAACCACCAACGTCATTGCTATTTCAAATGCCACCAGCTCAACTACTACATCAACTGGTGCATTGACTGTGGCAGGCGGAGTGGGCATCGGAGGTACTGTCAATCTAGCTTATCAATCCAATACCACCAGCACAACAGGCGCATTGAATGTTGGGTCATATGCTAATAACTTTACCGGACAGATTGCCACATTTGCTGGCAGCGACACCACTTACAGCAATATAACCCTTATCAACAACAACAGCACCAACACGGCCTATGCCAGCTATGAAGTGGCCAACAATGGCTATACCTACTACATGGAAATGGGTGTTAACAGCACCAACTACAGTTATTCAGCTGCTGGATACCCCAACAACAGCTTCAGCTTGCCAGGTGCCAGCTTCTTGGAGTCAGTGGGTTCTGACCTAACCATTGGTACCTACAATAACAACAACGTGCACTTTGTGCTCAATGGAACCAGCAGTACTTCAGATATACTATTGCTATCAACCAGCACCACAGCCGCTGTGCAAGTATTGAGCACCCTAACCAGTACTTCAACTACCACAGGTGCATTGACTGTGGCCGGCGGTGCAGCTGTAAGCGGTGCATTGTATGTGGGAGGTTTGATCACTAGCACCAACGTGATCAATGACAGCATTGGCAACGTGAGAAATTATCCAGTAAATAGCCAAGGCACTGGATACACATTGGTTGCTGCAGATAACGGCAAATTGGTGGTGGTCACTGGCGGTGTAACAGTGCCGGCCAACGTTTTTGTGGCAGGCAATAACCTCATAATCTATAACAACAGCGCCGCATCAGTGACTGTGACATCATCCACTGGATTGACTATATATCTAGGAGGATCAAGAACACAGGGAAACCGCACACTGGCAGCAGGCGGCGTTGGCAATTTGCTTTGCATTACCACAAATACCTATACATTGTGGGGTTCTGGAGTAACATGACACAGCAGTTGTTGATAAATACTAGCCAGTAGCACATTTTTTATATAGGAATCACATGTCAAGCATTATCAATATTCAAAATCTAATCCAATCGGGACTAACACCCTTCCAAATCACCAGTCAGCAGGGCACGATCGCGGTCAGTACCAACACAACCGGTATCGTAAATATAGAAACCTATGGCAATCCAATTCATAATTTGCCGGATGGAGCCACAACTATACAAAAAAATGATGTTTTTCCTTTTGAAAATACCGGTAGTCTATCAACCTATAAAATCACTGCTCAAGCATTGCTGGGATTGGCCAATGCCAAACCTGTGGCAAATTATGCATCAACAGCCAGTGTTGCTACCCTTAGTGGACTACTGTCCATAGACGGATCTGTTACCGCTGTTGGGCAGACAGTGTTATTGCTGTATCAGGTCAACAATGCACAAAATGGCCTTTGGATAGTATCAACCAGTACATGGACTAGACCCTCTTGGTATGCTACCGGTAACAGTTCACAGGCATTTTTTGGAACCACGGTGCAAGTCTTGGCCGGACAGGCAAATGCAGGATCCACTTGGTATCTTTCCTCGCCTACTTCCCCGGTAACCATTGATACCACTCCTACTTCTTGGTCAAAATTGGCTGTAACTACAGGAGCGGCAGCTCCTGCTGGACCTTCCGGGTCTGTTCAATATAATAATAACAATTATGCAACAGCAGGCGACAGCGGGTTGATTTATGTTTCTACCACAGGATCAAACGCTGCGAGAACTTTGTATCTCGGAGATTCAAATGGACAGGGAATCCTAAAACCGTCTGTGGGAGCCACCAACGGCTACAACATGACAGTCAGTAGTGGAGATGCCACTTCGGGATATGGTGGCAACTTAAATCTAGTGGCCACAAATGCTGCAGGTACCAATACTCTCGTGGGTGCCGGAGGAGTATACATCACTGCAGGTTCTGTTACGGCCACAAATAATGTAGGATCTGCAGGAAATGTGGTTATCAATGCGGGTTCGCATATCGGCACTGGAGCCAGCGGAGCAGTAAATATCAATGCAGGCAACAACGTTGGCAATTTGGGCAATGGCGGCGACTTAAACCTTACATCAGGATCCGCTAATGTGTCGGGCAGTGGCGGCAATATAAATCTTCGCGCCGGCAATGCATACGGTGCAAACAGCTATGCGGGAAGTTTTCAGTTTCTTCCAGGATATTCTAATGGATATGGATCCAGTTTCAGTGTTCAATTGGGATATGGTGCTTCTAGTTCTACCAACAGCTACGACGGCACTTTTCAAGTTCAAGCGGGAAATGGCTTTTATTCATTAGTGCTTGATCAAAATTGCAATCTCATAATCGGCAATTACACACTGCCTAGTGCTGCTGCCGGCACAGGAGGATTGGGTGCTTTTGTAGATCAGGGCTATTATTATCGTTCTGTGACACCAACCAATGCCACACCAACCCAGGTTCCCAAGTACACCAGCTCATTGTATTTCACGTCCACGGCCACTGTGACAGCTCCGCAAACTATCAAATTGCCTGGCAATCCAGCGGATGGACAACATTTTGAAGTGGTGTTCCTAAGCACAGTTACAGGAGCTATCACTTGGCAAGACAGCAATGCTGTAACTGCCAATGTGCTAGGCGGACCAACAACTTCAACACAGTACGCTGGTTACAGTTTTAGATATCTGGCCAATGGTATCAACAAATGGGTGAGACGCTACTAATGCCCAGCAGTTATCCTCCTCAATATGGCTCTGTATCAGGCCCTTACTCCCCATACATTCCCACAATCAACAACAACTGTATTATCGTGGTTAACTCCAGTCCCAATAACAGCGGAGTGGGCGCTAGCAATCAATCTTATCTGGATGCACTGGCCTACTGTAGTGTGCGCAACATACCCACATCTAACATAAGACAATTTAATTTTGGATCTACAGATGGAGGTCTCAGCATACTGGGTCTAAATAGCACAGCCAACAATGGATACAGTTATCTAGGTTCCACAGTTTCCATACAGTCACAGGCAGCCTATAATGGGGTAGCTGCAGGATCTTCTATCCTACAAGTTTTGGCCAACGAGATCAAAAATTTTGGTTGTTTGTGTGTGATATGCAGCACCTACACACCTTTTTTTGTCAGTTGTGCCGGATCTCCCAACACAGGATACACATTGCCTGGATTTTTGTCTGCAGCCGCTTTTTTTTACAACAATCCCATGATCAGTACCATCAGCGGATCTTATACTCCTTATTCTGTGGCGAGGGCCAGCAATGCCTTTTTAAGTCAGGCAGCATCTTTGCCCTTATTGAGCGGTAATATCATGCCCGCAAATTGGGCTTCAATAAGCGTGACCGGTAATTTAACCAATCCCGCAGGAGTTCCTGTGGTAGCACATGGAAGATTGGGCTGTCCAAACACCTACAATGCTCTTTTGGGCTACAGTATAGCAGAAGTTCCTCTAATCAATTCAGCCACCAGCGTTTTTACCAATGCCTACACAAATGCTTTAATTAGCGAACAGGCAAACAATTTCAATATGCCCATTCATTATTCCAGTGTTGATCAATACAGCAGACAAGTTGCCAATTGCGGAGCTACTTATCAAGCCTATTTACAACAACAGGCATTTACAAATGTGGTGGATGTTGGAGACAGTTCACAATCATCGCCCCCTTCTTTGGGATACCTTTTTGCCACAACCAATCCATGCACCAGTCCTTTACCCACCATGTGGGCCTATATGTCCAACTCCAGTTATCAATACAATGGACCTTCTATACCTGCAGATCAAGCAGATTATAATTATTTGCCAGTTTCTACTTCACCTTGGAAAAGTAATTTCCAGTTGCTGCCCGGAGCTTTTGGAACAGCCGGATTCAGTTATCCCCTGAGCTTGGGAGTGAGTTTTTTGTACAATGGAGCGTCGGCATTTGTCATGACTGCAGGTGAACCATATGCCACCAACATACCTAGTCCTCCTGAAGAGTTTCATTTGTTGGCCAATCAAAAATTACCCATGTGTCTAGCTGCCTACTACTCTCCAAATTTTTACAACTCGACCCTTTCTAACAATTTCAATATTTGTGCCACTGCTTGCGGGGATCCTCTCTACCAGCCATTTAAAAGCACTAAAATTTATGGACCCAATGGAGCTGGTTCTAAAGGATTGATAGCAGGGCTAGCTATCGGTATCAGCTGATATCCCACAATGCGCTGTATTTTGCACAGCGCAAAAATCTAATAAATACCTTATAGCTATAGACTAGATTATTTGAGAAAAATATGACCACCACTGCCAGTATACAAACGTTATTCGCCAACACCTTTACTCTGGGATATACTGGATCTCAAGGAGCCACTGCATCGGTATTCCAACCTGCCAATCGCGCGGTGCTAATAGGTGATTCCTCCATGGGCGATGTGTTAAATTTACCTAGTCAACCCTCGATTTCTACTGCTGCTGGATCTTTTGTGGTGTATCAAGGCACCGCCACCATAGTGTGTTCGGCTAACCACAATTTGTTGGGACCGGGGCAGTATGTGCATCTTTTCAACACCTACGATACGTTGTTCAGTCACAATCTCAATGGTGTTTGGGTCCAGGTACTAAGTGTGCCCAATCCCACAACATTCACAGTCAGTGCTACCTATAATGGACTACTCACCGCAGATGGTGACTATACCTTGATTGGAAGTCCAGCCGGTGGATGGTCCTGTAACACTCTCATGAACACCACCTACGGATCTTGGTTCAAATGGCTGCAGATGTACAACGGAAATCCTTTTAGATTGGTGGCTGTCCATGCAGTCAACAGCACTACCTCTGCTGCTTCGGTAGCATTGTTACCAAAAATTTTAGCCGGTCCTGCTTTTGATTATGCATTTGTACAATGCGGAACATTTGATATCGTCACTAATACCACTGCCACGTCTATTACCTCCACAAATGTAGCAGTGGTCAATATACAAACGATATGTCAACAGCTGTTGGCGTATGGAGCCAGAGTGATATTGGGTATTCCTCCCAGCGTGGGTTATCTTTTTAATCAAACTGTTAATTCAAATCTTGCATATAGAACTGCATTTACCTACATGCGACAGGCGTTACTGCAATTTGTCATGAGGACTCCCGGAGTTACAGCATTTGATCTTTATCGTAATACAACTGATAATACTGGTTATATACGATCAGACATTTATGATCCTGTTACTCCGGGATTACTTGTGACTGCTTACGGGCTAATAGCGGCTGTTAGCAATGAATCTGCGAGACTAGCTCCTATTTTTGATCCATTGGCCAGCATTACTCCGGTTTCGATTTTAGATGATTCGGCAACATACTCTTATTCTAACGGTCCAATATTGTATCCAAATCTATTGGCCAACGGCATGATGTCGGGCACAGGTGGAGGTTTTAATTTTACTATTCCTGGCAATGCCAGTGGTACTGCCCCTACTGGCTGGACAGTAAACTGTATCTCAACTACCACATGTGCCGCAGCCAGTAGTTCTACCAGAGTGGTGGGAAATAATCAAAATACTAATGCTGTGGGATGGGGATATGAATTTGTGGCCAGTATTGGTTGGCAAGCAGACTCAAACAATGAAGCTTATAACGGACAATCAGTACAATTATCAACAACCAATATCGCAGTCGCCGCCATTAATAATAATATTTTGGCAGCAGGATCAAATTCTGGAATTTGGCTCAAGGCAGGATTTACTGTTCGAGCAACAGATCCAGCAAATCAATTAGCGGGGACGCTCTGTGTGTCAGGTCAACTAGTTTTAACCATAACGGGCTCGTATGCCGGAACTGTATCATATTCATGGGGAAATAGCACTTATCCTTATTCCAATTACTCTAACTTACATAATGGCGATCAATTTATTTTAAATTTAGGTGATGTTCTTGATATATGGAGTGATGAAATCTTTTTACCCTACGGCACAGTGATTTCTTCCGCAGTGTTTAACATAAATATCTTAGGATTGGATGTGTATAGTTCTAGTGCGCCTTGCACAGATAGTTTAGCATTTTCGTCAATATTTTTGAGACAAGTTCAAAATCCCTATGCCTGATACTAATTTTTAGGAAAAGCAAATGTTATTTGGCCCATTTATAACGTCTATTCAAAATTTTGCATCGTATAATGTCACTCCGGGCTATACTGGATCACAAGGATCCACAGTAACCAATTTTTTACCTGCAAATCGCGCTGTATTGATAGGCGATTCATCTATGGCCAATGTTTTTTATAAAAATACAACCACCACAATTTCCACCGCGACTGGAGTGGGATTTGTAGTTAGTAATGCCACTGCCACCATTGTGTGCACAGGAAATCATCAGCTACTGCCAGGACAGTATGTATATCTTTATAACAGCGCCGAATGGGCTCCTCCTCTTTCATATCCCTACAGTTTGAACGCGCTGAACGGAGCATGGACAAAGATATTGAGTGTTCCTAACACCACCACATTTACGGTCAGTGCTGTCTATGGCGGATCAACATTGACTAATGGGGACTACACATTGCGCGGAACCGCACCCAATTTTGGAGGATGGACATACTTGTCTCTTCAAAATACCACATACTCCTCGTGGTTTAAATGGTTGCAGATGTACAATGGTAATCCCTTTAGATTGCTTGCCATATATGCCACAACTGGTACCAATTCTGCAGTGGCCAGTGCACTTGTTCCCAAAATACTAGCAGGACCCGCATTTGATTATGCATTTTTGCAGGTGGGCACCAATGATATATTGTTAAATGCCACTTCGACCAGCACTGCACTGGTGGCAGCAAACAGTTCAACCATCTACATACAAAACATCTGTCAATCATTGTTAGCTTACGGAGCTAGGGTGATATTGGGAGTACTTCCTCCGGTATCTTCAACATATTCTTCAGCAGCCACAGTGCAAAATGCCAACATAGCCTTTGCCTATCAACGCATACAGTTGTTGCAGTATGCCATGCGAACTCCCGGAGTCACTGTGGTTGATTTCATGCGTAATCTAGTAGATACCAATGGCAACATGAATGCCAACTACGCCGATCCCTATACGCCAGGAGTATATCCTTTGGCCCAGGGGTTATTTTCCACTGTTAAAAACGAATCTGCTCGATTGTCAATCTTGTTCACTCCAGAATCCAATATAACTGCTGTTTCCACAATTGATGATGCAGTTAACACACCCATTCCCGGAGCTCCTTATCCAAATTTGCTAGCGAATGGATGGATGTCGGGAACTGTGAGCGGAAGTTCCGCCTTCAAGAATGGATCACTGTCATATTCTACCGGAACTTTGCCCACAGGATGGGTGAGAACTGATTCTAATACCTGCACTGGTGTTTTCGCAGGCCAATCTACTAGAGTGGTAGGAACCAATCAAAACAGCAACGCTTCTTCTTGGGGATACGAGTTGACCTCATCGGTCACTTGGACCAATCCAACCAAACAAACAGTGACACTGCAAAATTATCTTTCAACTGCCACCATTAATTCTAGTATATCGGCAGCTGGAACCGGATCAGGTATTTGGCTCAAAGCAGGATTTACTGTGCGGGCAACCAATACTGTTTCAAATTTAGCGGCTGTATCAGGAGCCATAAATCTCAATTTTATTAACACACTTACATCTTATACAAACAATTTTGCTGTCACATGGGGCAATCCTCTGTATAGCTATGCAAGTTCTACGCTGTCCAGTGATCTTATCATACTTAAACCGGGTGATATACTGGATATTTGGAGTGATGAATTTTTCTTGGCCTACGGAACGCAATGCATAACCACTTCTTCGAACTCGTTTGCCATCAATATAACTTCAAATACCGGAACAACCAACACCTGTAGTTTGGCCATTGCTTCTGCTTTCTTGAGACAGGTGCAAAATCCCTATAGCTGACATGTGATAAATATCAGTGCAACAATGCAGGAAAATACATGACTGATATACGATCTTTTGTAAACACTATTACGCAAGTGTCATATTCTTCTTTAGGATACATAGGATCTCAGGGCAGTCTTGAGACCACCTTCCAACCAGCCAACCGAGCTATCATAATCGGAGATTTTGCCGTAGGACAGCAGTTTTTTTCGCAAGGTGGATATGCCGTACAAGCTAACACGTCTACGGGCGGAATGGTGGTTTCTGGTACAACAGCCACATTCAATTGCCTAAGTGGCAGCCATCTTCCTTTGGGACAGACACAAGGACCCGGTCAATATGTGTTTATCTGGAATCAAGGAGAGTTTTTAAGCAGTACCAACTATTGGTCCGTTCTCAACGGTGCGGCACTTCCTGTGATTTCAACTACCGGAAGTTCCTTCACAGTCAGCTCCTCATACGGAGGACAAACCATGCCTCCTGGAGATTACTCAGCTCGAGGACCAGGACAACTTGGTTGGAATATCGGCCACCTGGGCAATGTTACAAACAATTCTTTATTTAAATGGATACAAATGACCAACGGAAATCCCTTTAGATTAGTTGCAGTTTATGCTGATTTAGATGGATTGCAGCCTGATAGTAAACTTACTTCAGGAGTCATGGTCAATCTTTTACCAAAAATACAGGCAGGTCCTGCTTTTGATTATGCCTTTGTGGAATTAGGAAGTGCAGATCTTTGGTATACTGCCAGTACATCAACGGCCATTACTTCAGCTACCACAGCCATTAACAATATAAAAACCATTTGCAACACACTGACCAATTATCTAAACGCTAGAGTAATATTAAGTATTCCGCCGCCGGTGGGGCTAGGTGCAGGCTCATGGGCATCAGCTGCCAACGTGGGATATGCGCAGTTGCGAGCAGGATTATTGCAGTATGCCATGAGAACCCCCGGAGTCACTGTGGTTGACATTTATCGTAACTTGGTAGACATCAACGGAAATCTAAATTCTAGTTACGCTGATGCTTATTATAATATCTATCCAACCACACAGTCATTTTATACCGTGGCCAAAAATGAATCTGCTAGACTAACACCATTATTCATCGCAGGAGAAAATACCAATCCTGTGTCTTCAGTCGATGATGCTTATACCTATCCACAGAATTATCCGGTTCCAACTACACTTTATCCTAACTTATTAAACAATGGTATGATGAATAACGCTGCTCCTATAGCGCCATATAATAATATATCAGGATACTTACCTAATGGGTGGAGTATTACAAGCTATAGTGCCAATGGAACGTACACTTCGGTGACACTAACAGTAGGAGATAGAGCTTCAGCCCCTGGTCAAAATGCAAATGCTCGATATTGGGGGCGAGAATTAAAGGCAAACATCCGAGGTATTGCCAATCCGGGTACCAGCACTCAATTGATTCAACTCATCAGTCCTATTTCAACCACCGTTACTAACACAATCCTTGCTGCTAACACAACATCTGGAATTTGGCTTAAGGCCGGATTCACTGTGAGGAGTATCTCGACAGCAGTTAATTTAAGCTTTTTGCAAGGCACTCTCAATCTACCCGGTACCGGCGGAGCTAGCTTTAATTGGGGTTCTAATGCTTTTTCTGCCACTCCTTATACCAGTGATCAATTGCCTTTACTACCAGGCGACGTGCTTGATATTTGGAGCGATGAATTGTTTATGCCATCAAACTATAGTGTATTTAATACAACCCTGCCCTATGCAGAATTGCTGATTAGTATTGGTCTTTCTACCGGCACAACTGCTACCTGCAATCTAGCATTTTCTTCCGCATTTGTAAGACAGGTAGATAGCCCTTATACCAATTATCCATCTTATACTCAACCTTACTAACAATTATTTGACATATTCTTGATAGGCAGCTATCCAATCGGTTGATATGGCTTTTTGAGCAGTGGCTAGATCAACGGCTCCTTTGCATACCATGCTGTGCAGCGTGTTTTCCAAATGATCCTTGAGATGAGCATTATAGGGCAGGGTGGTATAGCTCTGGGGCCATAAATTGCTTATGTCATTGCTGCCGCCCAGTTCCAAACTGATCAAATGATCTATTTCGTAGTGATCGCTGGCAGGATCAATGCCATAAGTGGCAAATACCCGTTTTTTAACAGATTCAGGAACATCACGCACCTGTTCAGTATAATGCGGAGTGCAGATTTTATCCACAGTGGATTTGGGATCCACTGCACCTGGTGTCCATTGATGATTGGGCATGATCGGAGGAGATGCAGCCAAAGCCGCAATGCTGATCAAACATAGTGTGTATAACCATTTTTTCATTTTACAATTTCCTGTTGACACAAATATTTAGTTTTAATATACTAGCAGATATTAAATAAAGGCACTTATGAAAAAACTTAAAATTGCTATTATTGACTGCATCGGTCTCAACTACGACGGAACCACACTACAAAAGAAAGGCATAGGTGGTTCAGAAAGTTCAATCATTTCTGTCGCCAAAGAATTAACCAAACTCAATGTTGATGTCATGGTTTTTAATGATTGTGATTCTCATGATACACAGCCGGGTGTATATGATGGAGTCACTTATCTGCCCATTAGAGCACTGGGCGAACAGGATTACAATTTCGACATCGTCATAAGCCAGCGCACTGTGATTCCATTTACTCCTTTGGAATTGTATGATCATGTGCGACAACCTCCGCCTAGAGATTATGATCCCGTTATCTTTCAACAGCTACAAAGACCAAGTCAATTAAAAATACTGTGGATGCAGGATACCTTTATCTGGGGCGATGCCATACTGGAGCAGCTGGTGGTCAAGGGCTATATCGATGAGATTTTCAATCTCAGTGATTGGCACATCAGTTATACCACACATTCAACTCATGGCCCACGACGCAATTTTGAAGTGTTAAAGAACAGGATGTTCCATACCCGCAATGGAATCAATCGATGGATTGATTGGGTAGACATCAAGGCCAAAGATCCGGATCTGTTTGTGTACAATGCTTCTATCACCAAAGGCATGATACCGTTGGTACAAAAGATCTGGCCCAGAATCAAAGAGCAATTGCCAAACGCTCGACTAAAAATCATCGGCGGTTACTATAAATTCAGGAATGAGGAAGTCAGTGAAGCACAGCAGAATTTGATCAATCTACAGAATTCGGTAGCTCACGACAGTTCTATAGAATTTACCGGAATCATTCCTCAGCCCGAAATCGCCAATATCATGGCGCAGGCCAGCTACAATCTTTATCCTGGTGCTTTTCCGGAAACGTCGGGAATCAGCACCATTGAAAGCATCAATTACAACACGCCCATCATAGGCACACGTTTTGGTGCCATGGAAGAATCTGGAACCGAACTGGCTGGTTATTACATAGATTTTGCCATTGAACCCAATGGACTGTTTCCCTGGATCAATCAGGATGAACAGGTCAATCGCTATGTTGATCTGGTATTGAGCGTGGTAAGAAATCCCTATCTACATCAACAAAAACAGTATGCCTGCAATGCAGCCAAAGAAGTATCCACTTGGGATACCATTGCTTTGCAATGGAAACAGCATTTTTATCACAAGTTTAACATTCCGCTTGATCGACTTGAGCAGGATCGAGCCAATTGGATCAACTATCGAGTACATAAGGTATTTGGCAAGAGGTTTGCAAATGCCGAAGAGATACAGCACTTTGCGCCGTCTGACAATATTGATCCAATCCCTAATCCGCGAGTCAAAGTGGCCTTTGTGGATATTGTGGGAGTCAGTTATGACGGAGATACGCTGAATCATCGAGGATTAGGGGGCAGCGAAAGCGCAGTAATACTCAACAGCCGAGAACTAGTCAAGTTGGGATTGGATGTCACGGTTTTCAATGCCTGCGATGAAGAAAATTCACGACCTGGCACATACGATGGAGTTGTATATAAACCATTGTTAGAAATCGCACACAGTAACGAAGTGTATGACGTGGTGATCAGCAGCAGATGCGTTACTCCGTTTATTCGAGAAAATCGTTATGATTATGCGCAAACTTCCAATAGAAAAATGCTTTACGAAAATTTCAAGCACATGCGAGATAATGCCAAATTGAAAGTGTTTTGGATGCATGACACTTTTTGTTGGGGTGACGACATCTTGGAGGGTTTGGTATCAGACGGATCCATTGATGAGATCTGGACACTGAGTGATTTCCATGCATTCTATGTGATGAATTGCAGCCATCCCACCATGCGCAACTACGAAGTAATGCGCAGGCACATGTGGACCACACGCAACGGAATCGTGAAATATTTTGATTCAGTTGACATTGACGACAAAGATCCCAATATGTTCATGTTCAATTCCAACATGAGCAAAGGTCTGCATCCTTTGCTGTACAATGTTTGGCCTAGGATCAAACAGCGTATTCCGCAAGCACGTTTGACAGTGATTGGCGGACACTATAAATTAGGCAAGGCCTTTGAACATGATACCGAAGAATCCGAATTCATGAAGGTGGTTGAGCCTCATTTGAATGATCCCACCATCACCTTTACTGGTATTATTGGACAAAAACAAGTGGCAGACATTTGTGCTCGATCCAGCTATCTTATCTATCCCACAGCTTTTCCAGAAACCTATGGTATCAGTACTTTGGAATGTCTATATGCAAACACTCCAGTGCTGGGATGTCGATTTGGCGGATTGGAAGAAACCAGTGGAATTTACAGCCATCTTATTGATTATTCAGCCACACCAAACGGATTATTCCCCAACATCAATGCTGATGAGCAGGCAGAACTGTTTGTTAAAATGGCAGAGGCTGTGTATAAAAATCCCGCAGAACATCGAAAAAGGATGGAAAGCCTGGATCAAATCAAAGATATCGCAGGTTGGGATACTGTGGCGTTAGAATGGAAACAGCATATCTATCACAAATTGGGACGATATCTCAGCCGTGGTGAGAGCCGCCAAGCACTGTATACCAAAAACAAGTATCACACACTGTTTAATCGCCGACTCAGCACTGAAGAAGAATGGGTGGCTCCAAAGCAAATAGCGGAAAAACGAATCATTGTTGTCAGTCCTTTCTACAATGCCAAAGACTATGTTGAACGCTGTATCGCCAGTGTGGCCGCACAAGATTACGACAATTATGAACATTGGTTGATCGATGACGCCAGCACTGACAGTGGTCGAACAGTGGCAGAAAACTTTATCGCGCAACTGCCGGTTGATATAAGACATAAATTCAATGTAGCCAGTGCTGATGAAAATCAAGGAGCTGTGTGCAATCAGATCATGATCATCAAGCAGTTGGATATCGGCGATGATGACATAGTGATGTTTTTGGACGGCGACGACAGTTTGATTAATAGACCAGATGTGTTTACCTACTACAATCACATACATCAGGATCATGATTTCACATATGGATCCTGTTGGAGCATGGTTGACAATATTCCATTGATCAGTCAACCCTATCCGCCGGTGATCAAAGCCAGTAAAAAGTATAAAAAGTACCATTTCAATTGGAAAATGCCCTATACGCATTTAAGAACATTCAAGGCCAAGCTGCTAAAATATGAACCGGACAGCACTTTTCAAAACAAAGACGGCGAATGGTACAAAGCCGGAGGTGACAACGCTCCTTTTTATACCGCACTGACCAATTGCGACCCTGACAGAATCTATGTGGTGTCTGATATTGTTTATAATTACAACGATGCCAGCCCATTAAATGATTACAAGGTGAACAAAGAAGAACAGGATCGCACGGTCAATGAAATTGTTTTGGGTGTAACCGATCATGTTGTTCCTACGGTAGAAATCTCAAATCTAGAAAAAATCAGAGAAAATAACTCATCTTCTAATAACCCCAAACGCATTTTATTGGCTATTCCTACCAACAGAAATATCGAGGCCGAAACCTTTAAAAGCATTTATGATCTAGATGTTCCTGCGGGATATGAGGTGGACTTTCAATATTTTTGGGGATATCAGGTAGATCAGGTAAGGAATTTGATTGCACATTGGGTGATCAATCACAATTATGATTATCTATTTGCTGTTGACAGCGATATAGCTTTTACTAGAGATACGTTGTCTAAATTTTTATCACATGATAAAGATATCGTAAGCGGAATCTATATACAAAGAATTCCAGGAACACATCGTATTGAGATCATGCGTAAAAACGAGCACGGAGGAGTAGCTCACATTGAGTGGAATGACATCAAAGGTCAAGGATTGGTTCCTATTGACGGATGCGGATTTGGATGTGTGTTAATAAAGGCAGAAGTTTTTAAAGCTATTCCTTATCCGCATTTCCTTTACCATAGTGCTATTGATCACTCAAACACACTCAGTGAAGATGTGCATTTTTGTAATCAAGCTAGAGATCGAGGATTCTCCTTATGGGCAGATACCACGGTGCTTTGCAATCATATTGGATCGTGGACATATAGAGTGGAATAAAGTTATGCGAGTTGCAATAATTATTTCAGGACAACCTAGATTTCAAAAGGCAGACTTTGAAAGCCATTTTACACAATTTAAAGGAGCCGATCGCATAGACTGGTTTTTTTATCTTTGGCAAAATAATGAAAAAATAATCAACATTCCTTCAAATTGGTGGAATATTCCCGACGCGAACTGGGCAGCTGAAAAAATAAATTCAGTTTTACCAAAAAATCATGTTTTAGCCAGATTGGTTCTGGGCAATTATGATCTTGAAAAATATAAAACATTGCCCGGCATCGGATCAATCGAAGCTACAAAATTGCAATGGCACGGCGTTAAGCAGGTAGATTTATTAAGGCAAGATATTCAAAAAAAATGGGGGCATTATGATTTGGTTATTAGATCTAGAGTTGATAGAGCAATAGCCAAAGAAGTATGTCTACAAGAAATAAAAAAAGAATTGGATTTTGTTCCAAATCTCGTTTATACACCTAATCACAGTCGCCATTATTGTCAAGGATATGGAATGTGCGATACCTTTGCTATTACAACTCCTGAAAATATGTCAATTTATAGTGATTTAATTAATTATATTGATGAATATTGTCCTAGTATTTTACCAGCTCATCCTGAAGCCTTGTTACACTATCATTTAACCAAAAATCGATTAATTTTAAGAGAATCTTTAGAAATGACATACAGTACAGATTATAGTATATGGTATTAAATCTAGGTTAATATCATTGTTACAAAAACAATAAATACTAGGATGCGTATTCAAGAACTATTATTAGAAAATAATCAAACTGATTTGGTAGAGATTTTTAAAGATTTTTTGCCTTTTGCCATGCGAGAGTTGGAAATTGATCGTTTGCCGCCGATCAAATTGCGTAAAAAGATCTTGGATAAAACACAACCAACATTTGGTAAATTTGTCAATGATCAAAATACAATCTATCTAGCCATTAAAAATCGCCATCCTTTGGATATTCTAAGAACTTTGGCGCATGAATTGGTTCATTTCAAGCAAGGGGTAGAGCATGAATTAGGACCAACCAGCGGACAAACCGGGAGTCCTATTGAAAATCAAGCGCACGAGGTGGCTGGTATTATGATGCGCAATTTTGATAAAAAATTTAGAAAATATTTTGACGAAAAGCCTGTTATAGTAGATGAAGGCAAAGTAGGCAAATTCCTAGGAAATCTTGCATTAGGAACAGCCCTAGGAGGAGCCGCTGTTGGCGGCATGGCGATCAAGGGAGCATTTGATGCTCCCCAATCGCAGCAACAGCAAGCGCTACCAAAATCACAAGCGCAAGGTGAGATTACTCGAGGCACAGCTGATCTCAAAGATAAATCAGCTGCGATGTCGTCGGCCATGCCCGATCCTGTAAAACTGGCACAGATAGAAAAACAGATCAAGCTACCAGGACAGGCAGAAAATATCAAGAATTTTGCCATCAAAAATGGCATTACCGGTCATGAGCTGGCACAGCTATTGGGGCAAATTGAAAAAGAATCAAAAAGTGGAGTACACCCAACTGAACTCAGTGATATGGACATATATCTAAAGCAAAACCCTGACAAAAAAGTAAGCTCTAAGAAAAAAGAAAGATTTGATCACGATTATTTTTTAAAAAAATATTGGAAGAATAAAGATACAAGACACGTCTTAGGCAATATCAAATCAAGTGATGCCTGGGATTATAGAGGAAGAGGTCTAATACAACTGACCGGACGTGATAATTATGATAGAGCCGGAAAGGCATTGGGTATAGATTTACTCAATCATCCCGAATTGGCATCCAGTCCTCAGTATCAATTTTCAATCGCCATATGGTACTGGAAAAATCGCGTATCAAATAAAATCACAGATTTTAAAAACACAGCCATTGTTACCAAACATATAAATTCCCATGCTGATTCCAATAACATACAGGATAGGCATTCACTTTATCAAAAATATGTGGATCTTTTAAAACTCAATCCCTTAAATCGTGATCCCGTAGGAGAATCCAAAGCTGCCAGATTTTCCACCAAGCAACAGGTCATAGACCATTTTGTCAGTCAAGGGAAATCTGCAGCACAAGGGGCTGCTGCTTGGGAAAAAGGATGGAGGGGAGTGAATTCTAGACAATCTCGAGAAATCAAACCTTTTGAACCAGGAAAATATAAAACTCATTACACAGAGAAAGATGACTGAATGAAAATACTAGATGTTTTATCCAAAAAGAATACCACGGTATATCTTGACATGGATGGTGTGTTGGCAGACTTTTTTTCAGAGTATGCCAAAATGGCAGGCATAGAATCAGGCAATTATAGACACATTCCCCTGGCCAAAAAAGACCCCACCTTGGACAAAATGGTTGGCACAGATTTTTTTGCCAGATTGCCCAAATTTCCTACCGCTGACAGATTGATTGATATCGTAGTAGCAAAATTTGGCACTTACAGTATATGTTCCAGCCCGTTGCGCAATGATCACGAAAACAGTGCCAAATGGAAACGTGCGTGGATTCAAAAACACCTAGATCCGCAACCTAAAGAAATGATTTTTACCGCTAACAAAAGCCAATATGCTGTGCAAAATGATGGAACTCCTAATATCTTGATAGATGATAGAGGACTCAATATCACAGCATGGATAGCAGCTGGAGGTATTGGCATCAAATATCAAGCAGATGAAGATAGTTTAGACACCGTGATTCACGCTTTGAAATCAATCGATATAAAATAAAAAAACCCCAGTATTTCTACCAGGGTTCACTATACAACTAGAATCTTTTATACATTATTATCGGTCTATGACCTCATTATTTCTTAGTTGTAACTGTTGCAGAAGCATTGGCAACAAACGAGTACATGCGTTCTGCTGTTGCTAACACTTGATCCAGACCCGGAAACGAAGGCATAGCCACTGTGCTGACCAGCTGTCCAGTCTTTTCATCTTTTTTGGCACTTAATTCCCATCCCTGGAACTTCATGCTGTATTCAGTTTGTACAAGATCCTTGGCCATTGCCAGAATGTCTGCACGTATTTCATAGCCGTTGCGTGAGGCATTGACCTTGAATTCGGGCATCTTGGGCATGTAATCATTTGACATAATTTTCTCCTTTGTGTGTATGTATGTCTTGCATAGATAGTGATGTTTATCTATGTGCTTATTATATATTATTCTAAATATATATCAAGTGTTATGGGATTTTTTTACTGATTTATTTGATTGATCATTTTGCTCTGTTGCACGAGGTATCCATCTGTTTAAAAAATACCAGTGTGAAAATGACATAAAGCAGGTGTAGTACATTTAATTTCTCCAATATTCGCATTTGTGGTTTAATGAACGTAGTCTATTATATTGAATCTGATTAGAAATCCTAAAAAATTCTCTTATGGCATTAATTATTTTTTTCATTTCTATTGATCCTCTGTAACTTGTAAGTGGCTTGATAAAGGCTGTTCATATCATTGCCGTATTTTGTCAAGCCGCTGACATAGATTTTGAATATTTTTTTTAAAAAATCGTTGGATCACGGCAATCTCTCCTCATGATCGTCATGCGGGGGTGATGGGTGATATCGTGAATGGCCAAGGTTCCAGAAACGGATAAAGGGCTGGATCATCACATGGATGAATTCTATCATGTTGTTTCCTCTGTGTGTGCAAGTATTTATAATACATGTGACATGTTACAGCATTATAAAAAATATGCTATAATCTCTTGATGGGCAAGATAAATATTAGAAAGGATGTAATCGTGCAAAAGAAAACCCGCAGTCTACTGGAAGAACTTAACGAATTCGCTACCAAGAAAGATCAAGAAAACATCTTAGAAACTCGAGCTACCCACATCATTGATTCTGCCATTAATTTATTAAATTCCATAAGAGAAAATTTTGATCAAGAAGCTGCTTATGAGCTGGAAAGACGTTTTATCAACAGCATTAAAGGCGCAGATTCTGCCAAATTTGTCCGGGGCATACGCAAGTTACGAGATAATAAAGAAACACTGCGCAGTTTACGTATCATAGAAGGCGATCTAAAAGACGAAGATTAAAGCTCTATCCTGTTGATTTTGATACTTTTGTATAAATATTTGCATGATCGGTCTTTAAAGGCATGATCAAAAATTAAGGAGAAACTTTATGACATTCGGAATTCCACGTGTACATGGTACAATAATCGCTCCAAAGAACTTTGCTGGCGTTGGTCTACAAGACTTTACCCTACAGTTCTATACTGGAGACAAAGCTGCTGTTTATGCTGATTATAACGTCAGCGTTACTGCTAGCACCGGCTTAGCTAACACGCTTAACGTGATGGGCACACCAAACGGGGCGCTAGATCAAATCTTCCGCACCGCTGTAGAAACAATTGGCACTGTAAGCCGCATTGGTACTTTAAATACTGCTACCAGTACAGCAACCATCAACTTTGCTTTAGAAACTCTAGGTGTTGACCAGTATAGTGCAGACTATTTAGGCACAGGTCCTACAGATTCTGTCTCAGGACAGACCACTGGAACCCAGGCTGCGGTAGCTGCCACTATTCAGTCGGCTGTGCAGGCACTAGGTTCGTTATCTTTCTGGGTAAACACTGGCACCACTGGTGCTTCTTACCAGACAGTTAGTTGCAGCAGTGCAACAGTTGTTGCATTCACATATTAATCCAAAATTAATATAATGAAAAGAAGGCAATCTTTTAGATTGCCTTTTTTTTTGATAATAAATAACTGAACTATTATAAAGTAGGTACATAATGCAATTTATTGAAATTAAAACACTTGTGGATATAACTAAACCGCCAGTTAGTCGACCAAATCACGGCACTGTCCTGGAACAAAATCAGTATAAAAATTGGGTAACACTACAGCAATGTATAGGGCTTAGATCAAATATAGACTATGATAGTGCTCCTACTGTGGAATTGCTAGACATTAAATCGCTGGGATTTGGGTCTAAATACAAAGGAACACACCGGGTTTGGACTTTTAGATTCCGTCCTGACAGAACACAGGCCTACCACGATTCACAAGGCAACATTATAGGGCTGCTGTTAGATGACGTAAATCAGGTACCTATCATTGAAAATCTATCAGAGACGATAAATATTACAAAAGCAGTATTTGATTTGGAAAGTTCTCGAGATTGTAATACTGTTATCAAGGCACATGCGTAAAAAAATAGTGGTTTGTAAGGAGAAAAACAAGATGTCACCATCGGATCCAACAGATATTGAATCAGCCAATTTAGAAACACATGTTGCCCTTTGCGCCTTGCGCTATTCTAATTTAGAAAATCGATTAGATCAGATTGAAAAGAAAGTGGGCGGATTGCAAGAAATTATTGAAAAAAGTCACATGAGCATGATCAAGGTATTGGTCGGCACTGCAGGCACAGTGGTTGCTGGAGTATTATCTACTTTGGTAGTGATCCTATCAAGAGCACATTGAACATGAAGCTGCATCAGATTTTGGATGGTATACCCATTGTCATCACAAATGAAGAACAACAATTTATCGATCGACATCCCAAAGCTGTGGTGCAAATAGCCAGTTTGGATGATCACGATACTTGGACCGCCCAGAATTTAGTTAGGAAAGGTGTATACAAGCTAACTAATGATAGCAAAAACATTGTCATTAATCGCGGTCATGAAACTAAAAGAAAATCTTTATAAACAAGTTGAAGATCTAGCCCTGGAAATCAAAGCGGATTTCAGGGCCAAAGGAGTGGCCATTCCGTCGATCCAGCAAGATGGTTCAACTAGATTGGGCAATTATTCTATTGTCAAAGATCATGAAGGATTTTATAACATTTTCAACAGCCAACAGCATGTAATCTACAGTGGAATCAATTTGCCACAAACTGCACTGCTTGTGGCCAATGCGTTGGCCTTGAACCATTATGTCAACTGCAAATTGTTAGATGATGATAAACAATATGGATTCAGTCTATTTGAATTGAAAAATTTCCAACGTTTATGCGACAGTTTGATCAAACAACAAGCGTGGGATCGTTACGAAGCACTTATGATAAAAAAAGAAACGGCGTACAAAAAAGCACAACTTACCAAAAACAATATCTTGAGATCATTTGAAAAACTGCGCCGTCTGCGATAAATAGTTTTAACACTTTCTAGGATTAGAACTATGAAAACAAACACATTCACTATACCCATTTCCAGCGCGGTTCTGAACGAAACCATGTTCAAAAAGTTTGGGAAAAAAATCAATTTCACCAAATACACTCGAGAAGAATTAGAGGACGCACGCAATCACTTGCGAACCAAATTGAGTCAAACAGAAAGCACCGCGGGATTTAATGATTTATTGGCCGATAATAGATATCAGCAAGACAAGTTTATGCTAAACTTATTAAACACACGCATAAAAGAAATGTTGGGCGAATCAGCTCGGGTCAATGAAATTAGTAGCGATCTAGCTGACCGAGTGTCCAAAAAACGGAAACTGCAATCAGCTCAATCCACTGTAAAAGGGTTATCATCTGTTCACGGCGATGAGGTAGAACAGCATTCAAAGGATGCTGACCGTTATATGAGCAAGGCCAAAAAAGCGGCCAGATACGCTCAAGAAAAAAATAAAATAGTGCCAATTCGTCAAGAGACATCCGAAGGAATTGTGTCAGAAAAAGCAGTGAGCAAAAAACAGCAGCGTTTCATGGGCATGGTAAATGCCGTGAAAAAAGGCAAAATGAAAGCGCCCAGTGCCGCTGTTGCTAAAGCTGCCAAAGGCATGACAAAGAAAGCTGCACACGATTTTGCTGCCACTAAACTGAAAGGTCTTCCAGAGAAGAAAACCGACGAATCAAAAATGGGATCAATGACTATGAAACAAGCCAAAACAAAATCAACCAAGTTAAAAAGAATCAAATCAAAGAAGGGTATTCCTTCGGCTGATTTGGTATCGGAATTTTATTCCTATGACACCAAGAAAGGTGGTCAATCCAAACCATCCAATGATACATTAGGACGTAGACCCAAGAACGGAGTAGCCGCCCACGGCGACGAATACAAAGCCATGCGTACCGGAACCACTGCCAGTGGCAAGCCATATCCTGAGCACCTGAAGAAAAAATACGGCACGGGCGGACCAACAGGGCGCTTACCTGAAAATACCATAAAAGAAAATTATGCGATCATTCTCGAAGGTATTAAAAGATTTATCAGAGAGGATGAAGAAGGCAAGGCCAAAGACATCACTGCCGGCACTGACATGGTAAACGATTTTACAGTTTGGATGCAGAGAGTGGGACAATATCAAACTAAAAGCATGATTGAACTGGCAGACAGTATTCGAGCTAATTTTGGACAGGCACAATCAGATCAGTTTAAACAAACCATACAACCGGCCTTGCAGCAATCATTGGATGCTTTGACACAGAGCCGAGAAATAATAACCCGTGCAGTATCCGCATTGGCCGGTGGGCTAACCGACGAAATTCCGCAAAACATGGGAATGTCCGACGAAGAAGATACCATGAACGATGCTGACGAAATGGACAGCGATGAATTCGCAGCCAGCGATGCAGCAGCAGGCGGTGCAGAAACAGCCGGGCGTGAAATGCGTGAATCACGACAACAACGCCGCGCTCGCAAATTATCCGAAGCACATTCAATAATCAGCAAGCTGGCCAAATGAGGTTATATGAAATCACTGACAGTTTTGCGGATGACCTAAAACTGGCATTGGGCAATCTCAGTGGCCGGGGAGCTGTCAAACACACCCCGGTCACTCTGTCCTGGCAAGCAGTGACCAATTTGCTCAAGTCTGAGGGCTACGGCAAAATTGACTATGATACGTTTGCATCCGAAATTGATCAAGATCCAAAGTTGAAAGAATTACTGATGACTGTGGTTGATGATTTCAATGAAAATGGATTGGTATTAAAGACCGGTGTTCCATCTCAGCAGGATAAAACACAACTGCCTGTTGATCTAGGTGGCAAAACCGTGGATCAGATGGCGCACAATGCGGTAAAGGATTTGACACGATAATAAAAGTTTGTTATAATTAAATTTATGACACTATATAATCCTCCTCCTTTTGTTGAAAAATTCCAGTATAAAAAATGTGAACAAATAAACGATCCTGTAACTCGCAAACGAGTATATCGTACTCCTGATGGAGAAAAGTTGCCCAGCGTGACCACTATTTTGAGCGCTACCAAGGATATGACTGCGCTCAATGAATGGAAAAAGCGAGTTGGCGCAGAAAAGGCACAGCAAATCACTACAGAAGCAGCCGGGGTTGGAACCGCCATGCACGGTAATTTGGAAAGATTTCTAGCAGGTCTAGAACGCATGCCGGGAAAGAATCCAGTTCATGTTCAAGCCAATGCTATGGCCGATCAAATTATTGCCAACGGACTCAGCAAAGTAAACGAAGTATGGGCCATGGAACAAAGTCTTTACTATCCCGGACTATATAGTGGCACGACGGATCTGGTAGCAGTGTATGAAAACAATCCTTCAGTGTGTGATTATAAACAGACCAATAAACCCAAGAAACAAGAATGGGTTGAAGACTATTACATACAACTTGTGGCCTATATACTAGCTCACAATGAAGTATATGGAACAGACATACGAGAAGGACACATATTCATGTGCTCAAGAGATTTACAATATCAACAATTTGACCTTTGGCCCAAAGATTTTGCCAAATATCAGGACAAATGGTTGTCCAAAGTGGAAGAATATTACAAATTATAATCGTATATTCTTATCGGGTGAATCGTCGTTGGAATGTTTGGGAGTGTGTGGCTGTGATACCGGCGGGTTAGCAGGTCCGACGCTGGTTGTTACTGCCGAAGTGGAATTTTTATTGCGTCGAACAATCAAATAAACCAGTGCTGCTAGCGCTATCAAAACAATGCCTACTGTTAAAAACATTTTTTATTCTCCGTTTATGTACATATATTTATCCAAAGCAGCAAAGAGAGTTTAGAGCGATAAATAGAGCATAGTAGGAGAAAATCAAGTGGCCATAATTGAAATTGCAAAAATTCAGGTACGTCGAGGACAAGAAAACGTCACAGGAATACCGCAATTATCTCCTGGCGAATTTGGGTGGGCAGAGGATACCGAACATCTATACATCGGCAAAAGCACAGCGGATGGTGCAGCTAACAGTAATAACACACGAATTTTAACTCAAAATGATCTCAATTTTACAGTTTCAGTTACATCTTCCACCTATCAATATCAAGGACATATTCCAGGATACTATCCCGGATATCCTACCACAAGCACAGTTGCTAGAACTTTTCAAAGCAAACTGGATGATTTTGTAACAGTATTTGATTTTGGAGCTACCAATGATGGAACTCCTACCCACCTTCAGATACAGGCAGCCATTAATGCATTTTATGCAGATGCTGTACTCAACGGCAACAACGCCGCGAGAGCTGCACTGCGTATTCCTGCAGGTAATTATTACATAGGAGGCACCATATTTGTGCCTCCTTACGTTACACTAATTGGCGATGGTCAAGGCAAGACTGTTTTGAATTTAATAGCAGCTAACGGCCCAATACTGCAATTTACAGATGGAACTAATACCTGGCCCAGTATTGCTTTTTCCACTCCACCTAACGGTATCAACATTGTTGGTATTACTTTTAAGTATGATGCCAGCATAGTGACCACATCTACTTCTATACAGCCCTTGCTGCGTCCTGATTGTGCGCAGTGTTCTTACATTATTGATTGCGGATTTGTTGGAGTAAACGGATCGACCTCGTCTAATATCAATTACACCGGAATAGACATAAGAGGACAAGGATCATTGCCCACACAAGATCTTCTTATTCAGAACTGCACATTCAATGGATTGTATTATGGAATACAATCCAACTACGATATACGTGATACAGTTATAATAAATTCACGATTTACAAATTGCAATAGAGGAGTGGTTCACGGAGAAAATATTGCCTTGGGTAATTTCGTTGGACCTGTCAGTACACGATTAGAAAATAACAAATTTTTAAATATCAATCGTGAAGGATTCTATGTTGGAAACAACAGCGGCAACAATTTCACCAACCATGTCAGCGCCTACAATGTATTCAGAGAGGTCGGAAACAATCTCACCGGTGATCTCAATCCTGTAACTCCGATCATTAATTTTTTATCCAATGGCAATGTGTCGTCGGGAGACTTTTCAACTAGATTTACAAATATCAATTCAACCACTACCTCTATCGTATCAACGGCCAGTTGGTTTATAGGTGGATCCACTTACATAAACAATGGATCGGTCTATTCTGCAAACTTGACCATATCAACACAAACTGTGTCAATAGCCAACTTGCCTTTCAATGGATATCAAGCTGCCACATCAATTGACTACAATCTACTAATATCATCGGCCAATATTGCCAGAAAAGGCAAATTGTTCGTGAATACTGCATTGTTGACCAACGGATCCACAGCCACCATTACCGACAATTACTCATATGTTGGATCCACCGACGGCGGTACCATATTTACGGCATCATTAAATACCATTACCAATAGCATAGTGTTGGGATATATCAATCCAACCTATGCAGGAACAGTTACTTATAGATATAGCCAGTTACAATAATGTTTGAACTATCTCAGGACGAAAGATTATCGGCATGGTCTGATTTTAGGAAAGCATTGACCCATAGGGAAAATCCTTTGGAGTCCACAGCAAAATTTTGGGCCAACGCTCCCATGATTGCTCATCATCACAAAGTGGATCCTTACGATTTCAAACATTGGCCCACTCCTTGGGATATAATAGTGGAAAATCGCTATGATGACTTCACTCTGGCTTTGATGATTGGATACACTCTCAAGCTCAGCGAACCATTCAAAAATCACCAAATTGAGGTTAGAACGATGGTTGATTATTCTAAAACAAAGTTATATAATTTAGTCTTTGTAAATGGCATAGATATTTTAAACTACACGCCAGGCGAGGTAGTTAATACCCAAGACATTGATCAAACGCTTTATCTGGAAAATATGGTTCAAGTCATTTTTCCAAGGTAAATATCATCGCGTCAGTATAGTTTATTAAAATAATAAAAGGTCGAAGTAATGATCACAGTGGTTAAACGTAACGGAGAAAGAGTACCGTTAGACATTTCAAAAATCCAAAGACAGGTGGCGTATGATTGTAGAGGAATTGACAGCGTGAGTCCGTCAATGATTGAGATCAAAGCCCAGTTGGAACTGCATGATGGAATGAGTACCAAGACCATAGATGAATTGTTGCTCAAGGCCATGGTAAATTTAATTGACGAAAATGAAAACCCCGAGATCAACAACACCAATTATCAGTATGTGGCGGGCAGGCAAAGAGTCAGCATGCTGCGAAAAGAAGTTTACGGAACCTACACACCTCCAAAACTTTTCTCAATTGTGAAAAAAAATATCGAACTTGGCATGTATACTCCTGCTCTTTTAGAATGGTATACCGAAGACGAATGGAATATCATTGATCTTTTTATAGATCACAGCAAGGACGAAGATTATACCTATGCAGCTATCGCACAGCTGACAGAAAAATATCTAGTGCAAAATCGTGCCACTGGTCAGGTTTTTGAAACTCCCCAAGTGCGATACGCTGTTGCAGCCGCCACAGCGTTCCATGCCGAGCCCAAAGATGCTAGATTGAAATTGGTCAAAGAATATTATGAATGTGCCAGCGACGGCCATTTTACCTTGGCCACTCCTGTGCTTGCCGGATTGGGAACCACTACCAAACAATTTTCCAGCTGCGTTTTAATCAGCAGTGACGATACTTTGGACAGCATCTTTGCAGCCGGCGAAATGATGGCCAAATATGCATCAAAACGAGCCGGAATTGGTCTGGAAATAGGCAGAATACGACCCTTAGGGGCGCCAATTCGCAATGGCGAGATCAAACATACAGGACTAGTGCCCTTTTTAAAGAAATGGTTCGCAGATCTACGTAGTTGTTGTGTAACTCCTGACACTTGGGTAGAAATTATAGACGAAGGAGATTCTGAGGATAAGTAATAGTTTTTCGCATACCAGCATAAATACTATGGAGGTATGCGAAATGCTAGATTATCTAAATGAATCATATAATGGATCAATAACAAATATGCTAACAAATTCTGCTTATTATTGTTATACTTTAAAAGACGCCAAAACTGGAAAGTTTTATTCGGGGTCTCGTGGAGTAGAAGGCAGCAATAAGCACGATTTGCTGGTAAAATATTTTACTAGTTCAACTGTAGTAGATTTTAAAGAAAAACTAAAAAAGTTCCCCTATACATTTGAATACCGAGTGGAATATTTTAAGACTAGGAGTGATGCCTTTGTCGCAGAAAAAGCGTTTCATCAAAAGCATCAAGTTGGTAGAAATCCTAGTTTTTTAAATTCTCTTACTGCCGGCGGAACAAACTGCGGAGCAGGTTCGGTTTTGTGTAAAGATATAGAAGGCAACACATATCGAGTGTCAGTAGAAGAATTTGCTACAGGAAACCATATGCATGTTTCAAAAGGCATGATGAACATTCGAACAGAATTAGGGATTAAAAAGATATTTACTACTGACTTTGATCCTAATATTCACTCTACTGAATTTAAAGATTATGTCTTAGCATTGGATACTGTTACTGAGAAAACTTGTAGAATTCCAAAATCTGAGTTTGATAGTGACAGCAGGTATGTAGGAATAACAAAAGGATTAGTAGTTGCGTATGACACCGTTACTAAATCAAGAGTATCTATTACCAAAGATAAATTTAAAAATTCAAATGGTAGATATGTAGGAAACACGTTTGGTCTAGTACCGGTAGTAGATAAGATCACCGGTGAACGGAAACTAGTGAAAAAAGAACACTACGATAAAAAGTTATATGAGCATCATAATACCGGGAATGTAGCAGTTTACTCAATTCCTAAAAGAAAAAATGTTACAATAAGCAAAGAAGAATATCAAACAAATTCGAATGACTATGCTAATTTAGCCACTAAAGTTTTCTACAAAGTAGACGGTAAGTTTTTTAAGTCAAAAGATTTACTAGATCAATATTACAGAAAAACTAGAGGTAAAACAGTATTAAAGGTCAGCCAATTTGAAATGTCTACTAAGTTTAACGACATTGAAACAATAACAAAAGAAGATTATGAAAATAGTAAAAACTAAAAAAATTCAAATTAAAGACCTAGCAGTAGGTATGAAGATTAAGAGTAAAGACGAAACAGGCACGATTGTTTTTAAAACAATTACCAATAAATGGGAAACTGTTGTCAAACAAGAAGACCAAGTTCGATTGGAATTTGAAAATGGTGTAGTACTAAATTGTTCCGTAAATCATCCAATAATGTGCCTGGATCAGACGGGATCATTTGTTCAAAAATTACCAAAGACTATTAACACTGAAGATCGAGTATTAACCGAAGGAGGATTCACTAGGTTATTAACTGCTGACTTTGTGCAAGACAATGATGAAAATTATATCGATATCACGGTAGAAGATACTCACACATTTTTTGCATCTTCTAATAAAGAAGGCCCAATGGTTCTGACTCACAATAGCCAAGGTGGCATACGTAATGCCAGTTGCACTGTGACATTTCCAATTTGGCATGCTCAATTTGAAGATTTGATTGTGTTGAAAAACAATCAAGGAACCGAAGAAAACCGTGTGCGACAAATGGATTATTCAGTAGTGGTATCATCACTGTTTTGGCGCCGTTACAAAAACAATGAAAATATAACATTGTTTGATCCGCATGAGGTTCCTGATCTTTACGAGGCCTATTATAGAGACAGTAAGGAATTTGAGAAACTTTATCATTTTTACGAACAGGATAAGTTTGTCAAGAAGAAAGTGGTTTCTGCTGAAGAAATCTTTAAAAATGGAATACTCAAAGAACGAACAGATACTGGCAGGATTTATCTTGTCAATATTGACAATGTGATTAATCAAGGACCCTTTAATACCTTGACTGATCCTATATATCAAAGTAATCTCTGCCAAGAAATCTTGTTGCCCACTCGTCCATTCCAACGTATTGAAGACGAAAACGGCAGGATCTCTCTTTGCACTCTTGGATCAATCAATTGGGGAGCTTTTACCAGTCCTCAACAGATGCGCAAGGCCTGTCGAGTGCTGGTTCGTAGTTTGAGCAATCTTTTGAGCTATCAAGACTTTCTATCTGTGCAAAGCCAATTGGCCAATCAAGATTTTGAACCACTAGGAGTTGGCATCACCAATCTGGCCTATTGGCATGCACGCCGCAATCTCAAATATGGTGAATCATCTGCTCTCAAAGAAGTCAAACGATGGATGGAGCATCAGGCTTTTTATCTTACCGAAATCAGTGTGGAACTGGCACAGGAGCGAGGATCCTGCAAACGCAGTCAACATACCTATTACGGACAAGGAATATTTCCTTGGGAAAGGCGTAACCCAAATGTGGACGAACTTACCAATTTTGAACCCAGCGGCAATTTGGACTGGGAAAATTTGCGGGTTAACATGAAACAGTACGGCATACGCAATGCTACTCTAATGGCCATTGCTCCTGTAGAATCCAGTTCAGTAGTACTTAACAGTACCAATGGTATTGAAATGCCTATGGAATTGATCAGTGTCAAGGAAAGCAAAGCGGGCAGCTTTGTCCAGGTAGTGCCGGAATACAAACGTCTAAAGAATAGATATCAATTGATGTGGAATCAAAAGGACTGTGTGGAATACTTGAAAACGGCTGCAGTGTTAGCTGCCTATATTGATCAAAGCATTTCTACCAATACCTTTTATTCTCCGGCACATTTCAAGGACGGTAAGATTCCAGGCACGCTGATCGCCAAAAATTTAATGTTGGCCTATCGTTGGGGGTTGAAAACCATCTACTACAGTTTAATAAGTAAAACTGGCAGCAAGAATATTTTGAATACACACAGCGAAGTTACAAAGGTCATCGTTCCTATTAAATCAATCGAGGATGAGGATTCATGCGAATCCTGTAAACTATAAGGATATAACATGAGTAAAGGTCAATACGATTTAACAAATAAAACCAATTACCTCAAGAGAAAAATGTTTCTTGACGGGGCAGTCACTGTTCAGCGATTTGAAGAATTTCGATTTCCCAAGATAGCCAAGTTCGAGGAGTTACAAAGAGGTTTTTTTTGGGTTCCTGAAGAAATCAGTCTTACCAAAGACAAGATGGATCATAAAGATGCCAGTGATGCAGTCAAACATATTTTTACCAGCAATCTCTTAAGACAAACTGCGTTAGATAGTATTCAAGGACGCGCTCCTTCGCAGATCTTTAGTCCAGTAGTTAGTGTTCCGGAAATGGAATCTCTTGTCAATGTGTGGAGTTTCTTTGAAACAAACATACACAGCAAGTCCTACAGTCATATCATACGCAATGTGTATGGCGTTCCCAAAGATGAGTTCAACAAAATACACGATACCAAAGAAATCATAGACATGGCGGCCAACATTGGTCGATATTATGAAGACCTGCATACTTTGAATTGTCGCAAAGAATTGGGAGAAAAGGTTTCTGTGCATGATCATAAACGAGCTATCTGGTTGGCACTAAACGCCAGCTATGCGCTGGAAGCGTTTAGATTCATGGTCAGTTTTGCTACCAGCCTGGCCATGGTAGAAAATAAAATCTATATCGGTAACGGCAACATCATCAGCTTGATATTGCAGGATGAATTGTTACACGCCGAATGGACTGCATGGATAATTAACAATGTAGGCAAGGATGATCCTGACTTTGTAAAACTGGAACAGGAATGCCGTGACGAAGTTTATGCCATGTACATGGAAGTGATCAAGGAAGAAAAAAGTTGGGCCGATTATCTTTTTAAAAAGGGCGTGGTAATTGGACTCAATTCCAATATCCTCAAGGACTTTGTGGATTGGACCGCCTTTACCAGATTGAAGGATATTGGAATCAAATATTTGGAAGAATATCCCAAGTCAAATCCTATACCTTGGTTCAATAAACATACTCAAATCAATAAAAAACAGAGTGCTTTACAAGAAACTGAATCAACCAATTATGTAGTAGGGGCTATGAGTTCTGATATTAATTACCATGAACTACCGGATCTCTAAAGGAAAAATAATGAAAGTGATAATTTGGAGCAAAAGTAATTGCAGCTATTGCGAACAGGCAAAAAGTCTATTAGAAATCAAAGGCATTGAATTTGAGGAAAGAAAGATTGGAGATGGGTATAGCAAGGAAGATCTTTTAGAACAAGTGCCTACGGCACGGTCAGTTCCTCAAATCTTTATCAACGAAGAGCTGATTGGCGGCTACACAGAACTTAAGTATTTTTTAGCAGATTAATTTAGATGAAAACACCCCAAGCGCGAGTCGAAGAAATGGAACAGCAACTGAAGAAACAGGCGCAGGCTCTAAATCTAATTCTGCGTCGTTTGGCTTTTTTAGAACAAGAAAACAGTCGCCGCAAAAATGACATTCGTAGGTTGAAACCATGAGTCAACAAGACCTGCTAGAATCATGGCTTGAAAAACACGGGATAAAAATACTTGACAAAAGTAAACGTGCACACATATGGACCAAACAAAATGTTGCTTATTTTCAATATTCCCACGACTATAACATGACCAAAGAACTGGCCCCCGAACTGGAAACAGAGAGACTTTATACAGTCGAAATATCTGAGAGTGAGCTAGAAAGCCTGGCAAAATTTGAAGCACAGGTTTTTAATAATCTGGTGCGCCACGGTCATTTCAATATGTTTGAAGCCCTAATGGAACAAAAGAAACAAGAACAGTTGTTTAAGGACAAATACCCGGCCGTGAAAAAAGCATATGAGCACTACAGTCTCATGCTCAAGATGGCCGAAAGTGGCGAATTATAAAAGGAGATATGATGTTAATCAAAAAATCACATCGTGAAGGTGATGTAGTAAGTGTCAAATTGACCAATGATGGAGAGCTGTTGGCAAGATTTGAAAGTGATAACGCTGACACCGTTACAGTTTCCAAGCCCATGCGTGTGGTAATTGTGGATCGTGCTGGCAATATTGGATTAATTCCCTGGATCAACACCGGCGTATGCAACATGGTTGATCTTCCAAAGACACAAATCATTGTGTGTGTTCCTGCCATACAGGACTATGCCGATCAATATATTGAAGGCACCACCGGAATAGCGTTGGCCAAGTAATCACAATGTCACTGGCATCTGCAATACATTTGACCCTGCATGAAAAACCTGTTTTACACATAAATCTAGCAGGCTCGTTTACCATGCAGGGTATCTTTGATTCATTGCAATCAGCCGTTGCCAATAGCACAAGTACAGGCACTGTGGCCAAGGTGGTGGGTATATCTGTACCCTTGCTGGGTATTACCTGCAACACCAAATTTGTGATAGACCCCATAACAGATATTAAAAAAATCGTATCAAGGCTCTATAACTATTTGCTACAATCAATATTGAATCCTGTTTGGACAGCGCTGTACGCTTTATATAACGCATTAAAAAGATTTGGGTTGGCCATTTTAGATTTAAAACTACCTGTTTTGAATCTTCATATCAGTGATCTGTTTGATCCCAATTTGTACGAAAAAATCAAAGCTGCGGTAACAGAACTGTATCATAAAGGAAAAGACAAGCTATTGGCCATATTGAAAACATTGGGTATTCCTTTTCCATTTTTTATCAATATACAAAGTATAGAACTGGAAATTGAAGCCTTGGTAGAAAAAATCTTTTACAGTTTGATGGGACTGTTATTTCAAAAAATTGAAAAGATACTCACTATTATTGAAATTGGATTGGAAGCCTATGATCTGATCACTTATGGCATTCCCACATTATCGCTATTGTTGAAAAACCTTATCAAGACCGTTTTGGGCAAAATCATCGATCTACTGATCAACCCTCCTACCATACAGCAAATACATGATGCTTTGGTAGCATTTGCTAAAAAACTTTATAACAAAGCCGAAGTGACCTATCAGGAACTGATCAATGCCATTCAACATTTCAAATTGCCCATAATTGGATTTCCCCTGGATTGGGTATTGCCGATCAACATCAGAGTCAGTATTCCCAATGTGGATTTTGAAAAACTGTTGACTGACATGAAAAATTACATCAATAATTTCTGTGTCAATCTCATAAAGAAATTCATAAGAGAAATTGCCAAGATACTGTCCATATTCAATATAAATTTTACCCTTCCCATCATACCCGTTCCTTTTGGGCTTTGTTATGCCAATCAATCCGGCCCTATCCCAAACTAAATATTCATGATCCGGCGGGGGTAAACTGTGTAACAGTTGGTTGGGTGCAAGGCTTCAACGAGTCCAAGCGAAGGATGTCAACGCCCCGGGGAATTCGCTAGGTTGACAGCATCCCTAAATTGCTGCTCTAGATCTCTTTCAACATAAATAATTATATTACAGTTTTATTACGAAATGAAGCCGTATAAATATTTTTGTGATTAACTAACGGAGGTCACTATCATGGCACTATATCTATCAATCACCACCGGCATTATTGTGTGTTCAGTAGGCACCATAGGAGTTTTACTCACTATGATATCAATCCATTGTTTTAAAAAATAACGGTAATATCCATTGCTTTTTGATCATTAAGCTGTTATAAATACGCTTAATGGTAGTAAACTCTTAGCTAAAAGCGTTTTGGACGCAACTCATAAACGACGTAAACATTGAACTAAAATCAGTTTGGACCGGGGTTCGATTCCCCGATGCTCCACCAACTATGGGGCATATCGGTTTCGACAGGCTGCGTAATACACTCAATGCGTCCGAAAGGTGACTGACGTAATCAGCACAAAAAAAAGTAAATGCAAACGATAGCAATTACCACATGGCACTAGCCGCCTAATAACGGTGTAGTTTTCCAGAGTTAACCGCTTGGTAACAGAAAGGTTAGTAATAGGAGCTTCGGCTCCTATTATTTTTATTTTTCAATAGACATTGCCTATTGCTGCAATAGAATCAAAGTATTGAAAAACCATCAAAAATCCATAGATTTAGTGTGTATAAAATGCTAAATTAGTGTGATAGTTAATAATAGGTATTAACACACAACTACACACAATAGGGGATTACCATGAAAACAGTAGGAGATACGTTAGAAGCGTTTGAGATTGTTGGAGTCAAACCGGGACAGCCGGATGATGCTTTCTTTACCATCGACCAAAACAGTTTTGCAGGCAAGTGGAAGGTGATTGTTTACTACCCGAAGGACTTTACCTTTGTTTGCCCTTCAGAGATCGTGGCCTACGACAAACTAAATCAGGATTTTGCCGATCGCGATGCAGTGCTGCTCACCGGCAGTACCGATAATGAATTCTGCAAGGTGGCTTGGCAGAAGGCTCATCCAGATTTGGCCAAGATTACCCATACACAGTTTGCAGATACCGCGCGGGACGAACGCAGCCTTATCAATCAATTGGGCGCGTTCTATGCTCCTGCTGGCGCCGCTCTGCGTGCCACATTTGTCGTTGATCCCAACAATGTTATTCAGCATGTCACTGTCAACAACTTGGATGTGGGTCGAAATCCTGAAGAAACACTTCGTGTATTGGATTCCTGCCAAACGGGAGAACTTTGTGCATGTAATCGTGCCATTGGCGGCCAAACACTGTCGGTATAAGGAGAAACGTCATGAGTTTTATTGAAACAGTCAAGAATTCTTTGCCGGATTACGCCAAAGACATCAGGCTCAATC